CTCACCCTCTCCCCCCCACGGTTAGCAGCTTGGCAAAACGTCTGTCAATCCTGTACTATCCTATGTTGCATAAACCCATACCAATGCACAGTCATTCTGCTATTGACGGATACCACGTTTACTCTCCTTAAAGAGGAACATACTAAATACATACTAAACACACGCCCTGCCAGCTTCATGCCAGTGGCGTTCCGGTCGTGCGTTCTGCTTTGACACCTCTGCATCACCAAGTCGTTACTGTGGCCAGCCCCGCACTCGTTTGTTCATTGCATGGCTGTCAAAAAGTTCGCAACAACAAACACGGCTTTCATACACCTCTTTTGTTGCGGTGCTGTTAACCACGCATTTTCTGTGAATTTGCTATTCGCTACGCGGCAAATTGGTTGAAGTGGGCACCGCTAAGTATGAACCTTCCGTGTTTGCCATTGCGTACTTCAGGCTCCGAGCAAGCTCGTCATTTGCCCTCCCTGCATGAAGTCCTCGTTGCGGGGATGGTCCTCGCAACAAGACAACTTGGAGATTAGATATGACAAAGAGAACAGCACAACCTACACTTACTGACATGAAACTGGCAGTCATTAAATATCATACACACTCAAATGATAACCCTGACAATAAGGTCGGTGGTCGTGTCATCAACGAGAAATTCCTTATCGGTCTTGCTCGGGACGCTTGCTTCACATCTAACAATAGCCTTAACTTCAAACGTAAGCAGATCGCTGACGCCTTTGCAGACTACGATCAGGCTACCAAAGATGAGAACGCTTACGACATGAATCGCAGCGCCAACTGGCTCGCTACACTAGAGCCAGAGTTTGACGAACTTCAGGTACGTCATGAAGCAGACAAAGAGGTTTATCATCACCTCACAGGCGGTGAAACTTGGATGCCATCAGCCCCCAAGAACACACCCAAAGTTAATAACATCAATGTAGCTAAAGTGAACAAGCTACGGGAGAAGTTTGTGGCATAAGCCACCGCACCACAGGGCGGCTTAGGTCGCCCTTTATAACTAACCAAGAGGACACCACATGAATAACAGACACTTGTTGGACGCAGTGATCAGCGGCATCGCGCTCGTCGTGTTTGTCGTTGGCACTATCGCGGTGCTATACGGGGCTGGCTTTGCTGGCTGAAACGAAATCAAACTCAATCAAATGGAGATTAAAATGAGTGATGATCTAATTAAACTACTGACTCAAGCAGTTAAGAATATGATTGCCGAAGAGCTTAAACAACAACTTTCTAATGTGCATACCGATGATACAGTTTTAACATCAGAGCAACGTGATGAAGTTGATACTATAATTCGCGATGTAATTAATAACGAATTACAAGTAGAAGTTTGTCAAGTTTAACATACTAAATGGAGAATCAAATGCTAGATACTATGAACACTACAGACTGGGACTTTGCGATTGACATGGAGCCATGCTTAGACATGCGTGGCAATGAGATACCTAAGATGCGTAATCTAATACGCACTGACACAGGTGAATCGCTTGGCACTCACAAGTCTAAGTACAAACCAATCACGCACAGTGATGCGGTCAACTCAATCATGGACTCAATCAAAAAGAGCGACATTAGCTCAGACTACAGCGTTAAGACACACGTTGCAGACAACGGCGCTAAGATGCGGCTTGAGGTATTGTTTAACGACATTATGTTGGATGATCCAGAAGTAAATGATTACATTCAGTACCGTGTGCAAGCATACAATAGCTATGACGGTAGCTGGGCTTTTCAACAATCAGCAGAGGGCTTTCGTTTGTGGTGTCTCAATGGCTGCACTACTGCCGACACTGTAGCTAAGACATGGGCCAAGCATACAACTAACGTAAGCGTAGATAGCTCGGCTCATAAGATAGCTGATGGTCTTGAAATGTTCCTTAATAGCAAGGGAGTATGGGAAGCATACAGAAGTACACCTGTCACTACCGAACAAGCAGAGTCCTTCTTTAAAAAGACTGTATGTAACGTACAACACAAGGCAAGTCATGCTAAGTTTAATGACAGGCAGTTACAGAATCTACTGGGTGGCTTTGATAATGAACGAGCGCAGTTAGGTAATACCAAGTGGGCTTTGTATAACTGTCTAACATCATGGGCTACACACACGGACGAAGCCAAGTCGCCAGAGAATGCGAGACGTATCCGTGAAGCAGCCATAATCAAGGCCATGAAGCATAAGTCATGGTTAGAACTAGCGTAAGGAGAAAGCGCATGTATTCACTAAGTATTCACAACGTAACTAAAGTTGAGCTTAAGGTTACTAAACTATTCAATAACTTTAGTTCTCGTAATCTTGTAGTTACCGCTAAAGATTATGACGGCACTATAACTGAACATACTGTTGGATTGTTTGGGCCAGATTACACAAGTCTTTGCCCTGTAATTGATACCAATGTTACACATCACTATGTAGATGATGACGATGATACTACACAAACAGCAGCTTGAGTTTATAGCTGATATGTTGGGGCGGTCAGTTAGCTGGCCGTCTCACCTTCATGTCTTTGCTGACGAGTTGAAACAAGCTAATCCCAACTTCAACAAAGATAAATTTATTCAACGTGCAACCAAGGCTTGGGAAGAACAGCAGCCTTTAGTGGAGATAGACGATGACATCCCTTACTGATGATTGGGTAATTGCATACGCAAAATTACCTAAGCCTAGCTATTGCGGTACTTGTTATGGCAGGGGCGTAACGGAAAAGGATGTACCTGTTATTGATTATGTCAATGGTGGGTACATAGAGACACGTTATGAAACATGCCAAGAGTGCGGCGGTGATGGCTGATTACCTTGAGACTTGGCCTGAGATTAAAGCAAGGCACAAGCGAGAGAAGATAGAGTTGCTGCAATCATTGTGTAATCATTACACTGTGGATGTAGCGGCTCGTATCTTAGATACTAAACAAGCAACCCTTAGAAGGTACGCTATAGATCATGGCGTTAGGTTCCTACGAAAGATACGGAATGGCAAATACAATTACGAATCACCGCATGAAATTACTGTTAGCTGCAAAGATACTTGAAGTACGCAAGCAGATGATAACGACTAAAGCTCTTGCAGAAGTATCAAACACAAGCAGACAGTCAGCAGTAGATAAGCTACAGCGAATGCACCCCACTTACTTTAACCGAGAAGGTTTAGTATTTCATTCCAGTACAGGCAGAGTAATGGAGTATTCATTGACAGAAAAAGCAAAGCAATTAATCAAGGAGCACTTGACCAAGTTTGCATAGTCGCAGTACTAGATAGCATGGATAGTTATTATGACATGCTAATTAAGAAAGCTGCGGAAGCTAATGTACCGTTAGCTAAAGCCTTCATCAAAGCTGGTGTACCTACCTCTACATATTACAGAACTCTCAATGGTTCAGAGTTAAGGTACACTACAGCTAAGAAAGTATGGAGAATGCTAGAGTTATTAATGGGCGCTCATCCTAATTACGACAAACGTAAACTTACCCCACCAAAATGAAACCTTACGACTACATAATAGGTGAACTTATTAGTAGGCGAAAAGACTTAAAGCTATCTCAAAATGATTTGGACTTTAAGATAGGATGTTCAGACGGGTTAGTGCAAAAGTGGGAGACACAGAAGCGTATACCCAGTGGCTTTATGTTATCATGCTGGATTGATGCGTTAGACTGTGAGTTACAAATCAAACGAAGGTAAGTCAGCTTACTGCGATCATTGCGATCAAGAGTGTAGGTACTATGTAGCTATACTATCGGGCAAGTATCCTAAGACGCATTGGTTTCTGTGTATGCCTTGCTATGAGGAGGACAAGTGGCAAACAAAAATAAAAACAAAGGGACTTACCATGAAAAATGGTTCGTTGAATGGCTCAAGTCAATCGGCGTTGAGTGCAAGCGAGTCCCCCTCAGTGGAGCGCTCGGTGGAGAATGGAGCGGAGACATTCACCTCACACTGGACGGACAAAAATGGCTGGTAGGTGAAGTTAAATACAGAGATAAGTCTAACTTTCCTAGTCCATTCACTGTCTTAGAAGGCAGAGACATAGCCTTTTACAAACGAAGAACGGGTAAACCTCAGACCTTAGTCATCATGTCAGGCGAAGAGTTTGAGAAAATTATACAAGGAGAATAGCATGGCAAGAAAGCCAAGGATTCCAGACTCAGAAGAGTTTAAATTATTCTGGCAGTCATACCCAAGAAGAATGGGCAAGGGTGTAGCTCGCATAGCATTTATCAAAGCATGTGAAATAGAAAGTGCAGAAGTAATTATAGAAGCTGCACAAAAGTTTCAGTTGGTTAGTGTCAACACAGACATACGTTTTATTCCTCACCCTGCTACATGGTTAAACGCAGAGCGATGGGAAGATGATCTATCCCACTTTGATAGCAATAATGATTCCCGCCTTGATGACATACTCAATGCACAGTGGGATGATAATGTGTTTAGCTTGGAGGATAAACGCAATGGCACAACTTGATTATAACTATAGAACACAAGCCATAGGCAAGTGGCTGCAAGCTACACTCAAGCGGTACACACCACCGCAAGGCATGACCAACGAAACTCTATTGCAAGAGATGAAGTTCATTGTGCAGGACATCAATGGCATCATGCCTAATCATGTCAACGATGGTTTGATTGATTTGTTTTTAGAGAGAACAGACAGACAGGTACGCGCCATCCATGGAGCGCGTAACTGGCCGTCTGTCAAAGTGTTTGTCACTGCTGCCAAGTCTGCTGCTGATGAAACCAATCGTGCTGTAGCTACAGAAGGCAAGAGCGAGTGGGACTTTAATCCATTCACTGCCATAGAAAAAAGAATCAAAGCCAAAGACTATGTGCCAGTTGATTATCTATATGGTCGGCTATCGCATGGCTTGGTTCATACAACTACAGTTACAGACGATGAACTGGATGAATACAGGTTTACCTACGAGACTAGACTAAGGGAGGAACAGGGTGACAAGACCGCCGATGCAACGATTGAAGAGCTTACCTCTAAGCACAACGCGTTTAAACAGGATTGGCATATTAGAGAAGCGAATGGAGAGACTGAATCACCTAATAGAAATGCAGATAGAAAGGGACGGTGGCAGAAAGCAAGACATGAGTATATCCCAATGGCGCAGCGAGTTGGTGCTGGTGCTTGAGGAATTATTTAAAATAGCTGTTGATGTTGCTGCACATATGCAGTACAAATAGCCTTGATAACAATGGAGAATGTTATGAAACGTACAGGATTTATAGGTGGGTCTGACTGTGTAAAAATTATGCAGGGAGATTGGTATGATCTATGGCAAATCAAGACGGGCAAGATACCTAGCCCTGATCTTAACGACAACCTTGCGGTACGCATGGGTAGTTACACTGAGTCATTCAACATGCAATGGTTTGAGGAAAACATGCCAGCAGATGACGGTGCTTTCTTTATAACTAAACATCAATATGAATATCAACGCAATGTTGATGGTGTACCTATGAAGGGTACGATTGATGGTATGTGTAGTGACTCTATCGTTGAGTGCAAACATACTAATTCATACAACACTATGGATGCGCTGATTGAATACTACATGCCACAGTTGCAGTGTTACATGAAGCTGTCTGGCAAAGACGGATGCTTCCTTTCTGCTTTCTTTGGCAACAACAAGTGGGAGTGTTCGCACGTTGCATGGAGCGAGTCATACTTTAATCTTATGATGACTGCGATCAAACAATTCTGGCATCATGTAGATACAGATACAGAGCCGCTTGGCTACGATCAACCAGCGACCATGAAGATAGATAGCATACCTGTAGATGATATGATTAAGCGTGATGCTAATGGCGACAATCATTTTACATCTATAGCTCACGACTACATTGGCAACGAAGCCTATGCCAAATCGTTTGAGTCAGCCAAGAAAAGCCTCAAGCAAATGGTGGGAGATAATGAACGGGAAGTGTACTGTGACTTGTTGACTATACGCAGAGACAAGCGCGGTTCACTTAGAATATCAACACGCAAGGAGAATGCGTTATGAAGATGAATAGAAAGGCAGTCATGACGATGTGCGGCTTAGGCACATCAACTATAGATAGGTACATGGTAAGTGGTCACTTTCCAAAACAGATTCCATTTACAACCGTGTGGGAATCAGATGACATTAAGTTATGGGTAAATTCACATGGCAAAGGGCCATTTAATATTACTTATGGCAAAGGGTGCCGAGGTTCTAATAATAAAGTATGGCCTAAATGGACTAAAATTGTAGCTGATGCACATAAACAAAATGATGCTCAACGTGCAAAAAAGGCTGAGGCTACCAAAGAGTTTGAGTTATCTTTAAAAAAAGCCAGAAATAAAGCACGAGAAAAACTTAATCAAAATCGTGAAGGCGCTGTTAATCTACGGTATGTAGCTGAACGCCTTCGTGACATAAAAAATATGGACGAGGTAGAGGCCTTCTATAAAGAATGTGTTTACAATATTGGCATCAACGCACTGCGTAATGGAGAAGCAGATGGATAACCTAGACATATGGAACAGGGTTGAGCAATCAGATCCTAAGTTCCTAAAGCAAGTGAGCTTTGGCTCACGATCATTTACAGCTATTGATCCTATGTATCAGATACGCTGCGCTACTGCAGAGTTTGGCCCCATTGGTAAAGGGTGGGGCTGGATTAACCAGACTAGATTCATTGATCTATCCAACGGTGACAAGGCTGTAGTTGCAGACGTACAGGTATGGCACGGTGAGTTGGTCAATGCCTTTGGCCCCTTCACTGGGTGCCGTAAGTTCTTTGATGCAGCCAAGGGCAGACTTGCTGAGGATGCACCGAAGATGGCTGTCACTGACGGCCTAACCAAAGCCCTATCACACTTAGGGTTTAACGCCGATGTCTTCCTTGGGAAGATGGATGGCAACAAGTACGCCGCAGATAGCGGCAGCAAA